TAGGAGATACGATGCACTTTCTAATAGATGCAGACTCGATTGTCTTTAAGGCAGGGTGTGCTAATGAGTTCAGAGAGTACGTAGTATGGGAGGAGGGGAGCGCAGTTGCTTCCTTCCCTTATAAGAAAGAAGTAGATGAGTACATAGCAGAGTACCCAGATGCTAACCTTGAATGGACAAAGGAGAAGAGAGCAGGTAACTTCGTCCTTAGTGTGGCTAACTGCAAGTCATTGATGAAGAAGATCACTGAACATCCCCAGTGTACATCATGGGAAGTATTCATAGCAGGTAAAGATAACTTCCGTAAGGAAATCTACCCTGAATATAAGGCTACTCGTGACCCATTCAACAGACCAATCCATGAGAACAGACTAAGGCAGTACTTAGTTGATCGTTGGAAGGCAGTCAAGTGTGATGGTGAAGAGGTTGATGATGTTGTATCCTATAGGCAAGAGGAGATGATTGAAGCGGAGGGTATACTTACTCCTTGTATTGTGTCTATTGATAAGGACTTAGACAATACCCAAGGTTATCACTACAACTATGGTACTGATGAGATGTACTGTGTACAGAACTACGAAGCAGACCTTAACTTCTATCGACAACTACTAACAGGAGACAACGTTGATAACATACCCGGGTTACATCGGGTTGGTAAGAAGACAGCAGAGAAACTACTACCTGAGTACAGTGATGATATGTGCCAGATAGTATGGGATGAATACAAGAAACGTGACCATGATCTTGACTACATGATTATGAATGCACGACTACTTTGGATTAGACGAGAGAGAGAAGAGCTATGGATACCCCCGATAGAGTTACAATAACCTACGTTACCACCTACTCTGGTGTACAACCAGTGGCATGGTCAGCTACCTTCGAGTATAAGGGCAGTGATACAGCTACATTGTACTCACACCAAGAAGCAGAGAACATTCAGTCACTACTTGAGCAGATGGATGTACCACTAACCATTGTAGTAGTAGACGAGGATGTTGAAGATGCCCAGTAGAAAAAGAAAAGCAGCAGTCAAGGCAGGATTCAGGTCAGGCTTTGAACAAACAGTAGCAGCAAAACTAACGGGTTGTAATTATGAACCAGACAAGATCCACTATACGGAGGAACACCACTATACACCTGACTTCATCCCGAAGACGGACGATAAAATCCTTATCGAAGTCAAAGGAAGATTCAGAACAAGAGCAGAAGCCAGCAAATACATCTGGTTCCTCAAGTCAAACCCCGAATACGAAATAGTCTTTATCTTTATGGCTCCTACCTGTGCTATGCCTCATGCTAAGAAGCGTAAGAAGTGTGGTACTCGTATGACTCATGCAGAATGGGCAGAGAAGAATGGTTTTAAATGGTACACACTTAAAGATGTACCCAAAGAATGGTGCGCAGGATAAATTATGTTACAGTTAACTAGATTAGAAGCAGAACACTTAAAGATTGTACTAAGCGAAGCAGCAGTAAGCAGCGAGTATGCAGTGACCCTCGAGTTCGAGGAAGATCTAGCCCACGCTGTTGAGATTGTTGATGGTATCTTAGCACAAGACGACATTCAATTTGAACAGAGGTTATTAGATGAGTAAACACCTTGTTATCTTTGACATACAAGATGAACCCAATGAATGCTCCAGTTACTTAGCGAAGTTCGGGGAGTTAATCATTAAGGAGAAGCCTGATGTAATCATTTGCATTGGTGACTTCGCTGATATGAAATCATTAGGTTCCTTTGACAAGCCCGGCTCTAAGAAGTTCGAGGGCAGGCGGTATAAGGATGACATTGCCAGTGCTAACATAGCCATGTGCCACTTACTGCAACCGTTGTGGAGTTATAACGAACTACGACGACATAATAAGAAGAAGCAGTACAAGCCGCGCTTAGTTATGACACTAGGTAATCACGAAGAACGTATCAATCGTGCAATTAACGCTGATCCTACCCACTTAGAGGGTATCATTAGCATGGAGGATTTGAATTATGAGGCGTATGGTTGGGAAGTTTATCCGTTCCTTGATCGCGTTACTGTTGACGGTGTCTGTTATAGCCACTATTTCGTTAATCCTAGTAGTATGCTCGGCCGTCCTGTGGGCGGTACTATCGACACTAAACTTAAAGCCCTTGGACACTCCTTCACAATGGGACACCAACAAATTCTACAATACGGAGTCTCCCCAAGACAATCAGGAATTCTCCACGGACTTGTATGTGGTGCCAGTTATGCCCACGATGAAGACTACCTCGGCCCACAAGGCAATGACTACTGGCGAGGAGTAGCAATCAAAGACAACGTAAAGAATGGGGAGTATGACTTACGACTAATGAACCTACAAACATTACTTGGCTAAGAACCAAGATCAAACAAGCCGCAGAAGAAGGTAACTTTCAAGAGTGGGAGAACTACTCAAAGCTACTGGATCTGTGGCTAAACAAACTAGGAGATAACAATGCCACAAACAATACGAGAACAGAAAGCAAAAGCTAGAGCTACACTAGAGCTACTGCGTAAGTTAGATGTTAATGCCGTAGTAGCAGGAGGCGCACCTCGTAACTGGGTAGAGAACAAGGTAGCAAGAGACTTAGACTTCTTTATCCACCTACCTCAGAGAATGGATGCTAAGTATATGCTAGAGCTGGTACTAGGCGTGACAGTTATTCCCAAAGTAGGAGACACCTCCTATGAAGGAGAGTACATTAACGGTGTGTGGGAGTATGAGTCTGATACAGAACTACCTCAGCAGATCATTATACTACGTAAGCCGGCAGCATGTCAAGAGGTGCTACGACACTTCACTTGTAATGCTAGCCAGATAGCCCATAACGGATTTACCTACCATCACACAGAGGAGTTTATGCGCTGCCATAGGGAAAAGGTACTTACCTTTGACTTCCGTATGCATGGTTACAAGTTAGATTACTTAAATAAAATGTTAGATTACTATCCTGACTACACTGTAGATATGGAGAGTATTAAATTCCCAGACAATATGAGACCAGAACATGACAATACTAGACCAGTACGCCCAGATGACACAATCAACTTCGATGTACCCTTTAGACGCAGCCCTGCCGTACCTATCCCTTGGGTTATCGAGTGAGGCAGGTGAGGTAGCAGGTAAGTATAAGAAGGTAATACGTGGTGATAAGGCACTAGACGCAGCAGCTATGGCTGATGAGGTGGCTGATTGCCTGTGGTACATAGATCGTTTAGCTGTACACTTAGGCTACTCACTTGAGGAGTTAATGCAGATGAACATGGATAAACTAAACTCACGTAAAGAGCGTGGAGTTATCAAGGGTGACGGTGATGAAAGATAAAAAACTAGTAGAAGCTATTAAGAAAGCTATCTCTGACCCATCTAAGCACTACGCTAATGGCTGTGAGGTACGAGACATTACTAACATAACTAAACGACTAGACTTTATTGCAGTAACAGTGTACTTTAGGGGAGATCGTGGTGTATTCTACGATACAGTGTATCTACCAGCAGAGGATTTTCCTGATGCCTGATGATGATCACTACCATTACTCAGCTATGATGGAGGATGAAGACTTCCTTGATCACTTAGAACCATGGGATACGGAGGATGTAGATGATGAGGAGGATGAGTAGGATAGACCTTATAGGTCACAACGGTAATGAAGGTTTACATTATAAACAACTAGAGAGAAATGATTTGAAAGACAACTCAGTAAAAGTATTATCAGACGTAACAGTATTCAACAAGTATGCTAAGTATGTCCCTGAACTACAGCGTCGAGAGACGTGGGAAGAGCTGGTGTATCGTAACATGAACATGCACTGTAAAAAATATCCACACATGGCACAGAAGATCACGGAGATTTATGAACGATTCGTCATTACTAAGAAGGTACTCCCATCTATGCGGTCGCTACAGTTTAGTGGTCGTCCTATTGAACTTGCTCACAATCGCATTTACAACTGTGCTTATCTACCCATTGATCACATGGATGCTTTCTCAGAGCTTATGTTTCTTTTGTTGGGCGGTACTGGAGGTGGGTATTCTGTTCAGTCTCATCATGTTGAAAGCTTACCAGCAGTGGTTGGAACAACAGATCAGAAGCGTCGATTCCTTATTGGAGATAGCATCGAAGGATGGGCTGATGCCGTCAAAGTTCTGGTCGAAGCGCACTTCTTAGGTAAACATACACCTGACTTTGATTACTCAGACATTCGAGAGAAGGGTGCTATGCTAATTACTACAGGTGGTAAGGCTCCCGGCCCTGAACCATTGCGTATTTGTTTGGAGAAGTTAAATGAAATACTTGAAGCTACCCGTGGTAATAACATCAGTACTATTAACGCTCACGATATGTGTTGTATCATTGCTGATGCAGTCTTGGCAGGAGGAATCCGTCGAGCAGCTCTCATCAGCTTATTCGACAGAGACGACGAGTCGATGTTATCTTGTAAATCCGGCACATGGTGGGAAGCGGCTCCTTATCGTGGAAGAGCTAACAATAGTGCCGTGCTTGAACGAGGAAAAGTAAGCCGTACTGAGTTCTATTCTATTATGAAACGTGTAGAAGAGAGCGGAGCAGGTGAACCGGGGGTATACTGGTCATCAAATCGTGACTGGGGTACTAATCCTTGCTGTGAGATTGGACTACGACCTTATCAGTTCTGTAATCTATGTGAAGTTAACGCTGATGGTGTTGAAGATCAAGCAGATCTTGAGGCACGTAGTCGTGCTGCTGCCTTTATTGGTACACTTCAAGCAGGTTACACAGACTTCCATTACCTACGTCCAGTGTGGCGTGAGACAACAGAGAAGGATGCCTTGATTGGTGTAGGTATGACAGGTATTGGTAGTGGTGACGTTGCTGACCTAGACTTACGAGCCGCGGCGGCTGCTGTAGTGGATGAGAATGCTAAGGTAGCAAAGCTATTAGGTATCCGTTACGCATCTCGAACTACAACTGTCAAACCCAGTGGTACATCAAGCTTAGTGGTTGGTAGTAGTAGTGGTGTACATGCTTGGCATGCACCATATTACATTAGACGTATGAGAGCAGGTAAGAATGAAGCACTATATCAGTATTTACTGGAGAAAGCACCTGAACTGGTGGAGGATGACGTGTTCAACCCTCATGGAGCAGTGCTCAGCTTTCCTCAACAAGCACCAAGCTCTGCTATTTTACGCAGCGAGTCTCCTAGTGACCTTCTCAATCGTGTTCGTGACTTTAATCTTGAGTGGGTACGACCCGGACACAACGACGGAGACAATACACATAACGTGTCCTGTACCATCAGTCTCAGAGACGATGAGTGGCCACTAGTAACTGATTGGATGTGGGCTAACCGTGATGATTACAATGGCATTAGCGTGCTACCTTATGATGGAGGTACTTATCAACAAGCCCCGTTTGAGGACTGCACTAAAGAAGAATATGAACGTATGCTACCTTTCCTTGAAGGGATTAATCTCAAGCATGTGTCAGAAGAAGTAGACAATACAGACTTACAAGGCGAACAAGCCTGTGCTGGTGGTGCATGTGAAGTCTAGTATAACTTGGGCGGAGATAACCTTTCCGCCTATTAATTTTTGGAGTAGACCTAAGATGAATGACCCAGTAAACAAGCCTAGTCACTATAACATCTTCCCTGACGGGACAGAGGCTATTGATATTATACAAAAGCAGCTCACTAAGGAGGAGTTTGCTGGTTACTGTAAAGGTAACATACTAAAGTACCGGCTGAGGGCTGGTAACAAGGATAACCTACCACAAGAGATTGGTAAGGCAGACAAGTACAAAGAGTTTATGACACGTACCTTTGAAAATAAAGCGAGAATGTAATATGAGTAAAGCAACACGACGTAAAGAATTTGCAGAGTCACGTAAGAATGGCTACCGTAAGATCCACAGTAAGAAAGCCATTGTCCGTGCAGCGGAGAAGGTAGACTTAGTTAACGGTCAGTTGAAGGGTATCATCTATGAGATGGAAGAGTTCATGGGAGAGGAGAACTTAGAGAAGTTCTTGCAGTGGCGAGAGAATCCTACGTTAGCTAATTCCTTACAGGAGAAGAAGTAATATGAAGATTGGTGTAGTAAGTAGTCGTAAGTTTGAAGAGTTAGATACTGTAGTAAATTTATTAACTGGTGTAGCTGACGACCGTGGTTGGAGTTATCCTTCCATCGCCGTTGGCGGTAACGGTGGTGTAGATGGTTTAGTTAAGGACTGGTGCAAGATAGAGAAGTTAGATTACTTCACGTTCCTCCCTTACTTTGTGTTAGACTCAGAGACAGAGTTCACACCTCGTATGTTCTTTGCTAAGAATAACCAGATCGTAGATAACACTAACATCCTTATTGCATTCGGAGATGATAATGATACACGACAAGCAATCAAACGAGCAGAAGATCAAGGCAAAGAAGTTATCGTGTTCGCTTAGAGAGGAACACTACAACAACGTACAGCCATGTAGTGCTGAACTACCTAGAGATGAGGAGCATGCAAGAGAGATCTTGTCTCGCTCTTTTATACTAGGGGAGAAGGAACTACTAGCTATACGTAAGCAACAAGCAGAGGAATATTATGAGTAAACTAGTTGGTGTAATAACTACTGCTATGTTTATATTCATGTGCTATATTGTATGGACTAAGGATTTAGTTGTAAAGTGTACGGACTACGTCACTATAGCTGAGGTATATGCATACTCCTACACCGGAGGAGGACACCTACGAGAAACTTTGTCAGTAGATACAGAAGGTATTAAGCGAAAGCTTCAAGGAGCGTATGTTGTAGGAGAGGCTGTATGCCTACACTATGACCGTTACTGGAAAGACACTAAATAACAAGCAGAGGAGTACTACTGTTATGGTGTAAGCTAATTGCCGCAAGGATATACAAGCGATGCATACGGACTTGCATGTAGGGAAACGACAGGCACAAAAAAGGGGAAGCGCAATGCCTCCCCTTACTTTATAACTTAGCTACTACCTCATCACACACTTCCCGCAACCCCTTTGCACATTCGTCATCCAGTTTATTATCCGTCTTCTTCGTAATGCCCTCCACTAAAGAACATAACATCCGAATACCTACCTTGATTGCAAACTTTTTCATTCGACTAACTCCACATGAGGGAAGTCTTTGAATGATTTAAAGTTACCTCCCCATTTTAGTTTAACACCTAGTTCAGATGCTGCTTGTAGAAATGCAGTGGCTACCATAGCTAACTTCAAGTCATCCCATGTAGCACCTCCATCGTATGCAAAGAAGTCTAGTGCTCTACCTGTCTGATGATAGGACTTAACCTTATACCCATCACACTTAGAACTCCCCTCTAAATACAGTACGTGTTGTACATCTGCACTCCGTAAACCTCCTGTCTCTGGGATACCAAAGTCTACCTTGGTAATTTCAATAGCCCTATTAGCTACAGCTTGTAGCGTATAGTGTACCCCTTCCATATTCTTCTTAGAACTCTTACTTAATTTAAACATCACACCCCCAATAATAGTTTAGCTGTCGCGCCAATAAGCCCCAGAAGAACTGCACCTGCGGTCTTGTGTATAACAGCTACTGTCCTTCGATTGTCTTCGATCAATTTCTCTTGCGTCCTTGACTCTGTCTTTAGCACGTCTATTTGCACGCGGAGATTTGCTACATCCTCTTCGCTGCGTGTGTGCTTCTCTTGTAAGACTACCATACGTTCCTGTACGATAGCTATTTGTGTAACAAGGTTGCCCATAACAGCTAGCTTGTCGTCAATACCTTCCATGCCCAGTCTAAACTGATCCAATACCTCTCGCGTATCGTCATGCATGTCCTACTACTCCCCTATTAGTCTGTCTATTTCTGCATTCTCCGCCTCTGTTAGCTCACCATTAGCTACCTCCACATTTTTAAGTACTATATTGTTCTTAGCAAGCCATGCAGGTAAGTCAGAAAACATTTCATCAATAGCATCCTCAGGGAATCCCATTTCCTTTAGCTTGACTCTGTTAGCAGCTTGCTTCTGAGCAACTACCTTCATAGATCTAACCCCGCCATCACTAGCACGTATAGGCCCATCATCAAGTATTTCTTCTGGACGGCGACCTTTCTGTATTGCTGCAATCAACTGCTCATCAGTAACACCCTCTGGCTCTCTCCTAACACTACGATCCTCAACAAAGTCAGCCAATGGATTAGCTGCACGCTTCTCTTTTATAGCAGATAGTCTAGCTATCTCTTCATTGAGTGCTATGTCGTCTAAAGTACGAGCACGTTCCTCTGCTACGGATGCTGCTGTAGCTCTAACTTCCTGTTCAGGGCCTTCTACATCCAACTGAATAGCACTATGACCTTGGAATACATCATAGATTAAGTTGTCTGGTGACTCCTCTAGTAAGCGAGAGAACCCATTCATAGTAGACATGATCTCAGAAGACGTAAGCTTCTCTCGTAATAGCTTGGCTTTGTTACGCTCAGTAGAATCTAAACCGTCAGCAAGTATAAGCATAGGAAGACCTTGCTTGTCCTTAGTTACTTTAAGTAAAGGCTTTCCAGTGTCAGGTACTGTAGTCATTACCTGCTCTACACGATGCTTAGCTTTCTCAGAATAGTTTACTGCTGCTTCCGCAATGTCCTGCTCAACAAGAGCTGCTGCCTCTGGATCACTCTTACGTAACTCCGCAAGTGCCTTACCTTCTGCAACGTTCAGAGCACCTACCATGTCAGTGATCTGTCTAGCCTGTACCCCAGCTTGAGACATATTACCTGCCGTAGCTTTAACTACATTCTCTTGCTGTACCTGCTTCTCCTCTGTAACTGCTGGTTGTTGCAAGATAGTCTTAGAGTTATCAACTAACAACTCCCATGCATTACCTGATACAGGCTTGCCGTGCTTATCAGTAGCTCCTTGTGCCGCGTCACCACCATTATCTAAGTTAGTTAATAGCTCAACCTCACTGCTCTTACCTGCAATCATATTGTTTAATGCTGTACCGAAACCAGTACGAGCCTTACTTGATACTGAGTTAAGTAATGCATTGTCTGTACGTAGACCCCAACGTGATACTAACGAAGCTACGATCCCTGCCTCCTTACTACCATTCATAATCTGTAAAGATACTTCATCAGTCATATAGTTAGCTAGCTTATTCGCATGCTCTGCTGACATATTACCACTGATCATATCATGGTACAAATCATACTGGCTCTGTACTGCTACTGCTTTATCATCCCAGCTCTGTGT